TGAGTACTTCTTAACTATAGTTATATCACTTATTGGTCTATCAGTAACTATATTATTCTCGCTATTTGTGAAGTAAATGTAGTTACCATTTATTGTAATGTCAATCATAATATATCTAGCAATTTATATTGTAAACTGTTGCAATTTCCTAATCTAGCACTTATAGCATTGTAAGTGTCTATAGCTTCATTGTATCTAGCTTCTGCGTCTCTCTCGTTGTTAATCATGCCAACCTTATCACTATTGTTGCTATTCTGAATCGTTGTGCCTGTCTGTGTTTGTCTCATTTGAGAAGAATGAACATAGTGATAATAAATAAACCCAGTAAGCATGTCTTTTAAACCTCTAGATCTAAAACTTTCCTCGTTACAACAATTAGTAATATCTTGACAAAAAGGATTAAACCACTCTAAATACTCTGCATTAGTTGGTACACCGTCTGTTAAATCTGCTATAAGTAGCGCCATTAATTCACTACCTAGTAGCATACATAGATAGTCATCTTCATAACGATCTATGTATGCTTGTAGTCTATCATCTCCATAACATCCATTAGATATATGGTGATAGCCTTTAAAGCACTCTATTTGAACTATAGCGCTCACTATTTCTTAGCTACGTAGCCTAGTTTAACTAAATTAGCTACATTCTTAGGATGTGTTTTCATCTTGTCTCCTTTAGATTTACGCATTGATGGTATATCTTTAATTAACACTACTTCTACCCTATCTGTTAGATTTATAGATTCTTTTACAACTTCTTCTTTTGATACTTCTTTTGATACTGACATTATTACTTTTTTATATTGTTATGTAAAAAAGGAGGGTAACACACCCCCCTTTATATTTTAATTACGCTTTGTTAATTAACGTTACTACGTTAGCGAATGTATCGGTGATAAATGCGCCTACATTATTTGAAGCGATGTAAGTTGCCAAGAAAGCTTCTGAACGAACAGATATAGCATTTTCTCTAAAATCTTCACCATTTCTATCCCATTCAGAGGTAATACCTTGGAAGAAATCAACATTAGCCATAGAACAATCTCCAACTAAAAATTCACCAGGCAATATGAAAGGACACTCAATCAATCTTACACCACCTAAAGGAGCTGATAAGTACTGACCGTTTTCATCTTTCAAACTTTCAAATTGAAAGATGTCATCACAGTTAACAAATGCACAATCAGGCATATAACCTAAACATTTGATTTGTGCTGCTGATGCTCTAATAGCGTCTGAATAATTAGCAAACTTTACAGATGATGCTTTAGTTCCTGCAACAAATGCAGTCGCTTGTGGTATAATTCCCAATAAATTGTCACCTGTACCATCTCCATTAAGTATAGCATCTTGGATAGAAATATTTACTAATTTTCTTAAGAACTGATCGATTAGCTGACGCATTCTAGGCAAATAAAGCAATACTTCATCACACACCTTAGAGAAATCTGCTACTTTTTGAACAGAAGTTTTATTTCTTTTCCAAGTTTTAGAAACTTCTGGTTTAGCTACACACTCAGCAATAAACAAAGCTTCTCCAGTTTCAGAATCTTCTTCCATCCAAGAGATAGTCTCTTTGTTTGTAGATCCAACTGTAACATAGTTAAGGATATTGAAAGCTTCTCTAATGTCTGGAGTTGTAGCGATATTATCTCTATAATCAACAGGTAAAAAAGGAATGCCACTAGCTTCATCTGTAAAAGAAGTTGCTAAAGCGAAATCTTTTAAAACCATTTTAGTCTTAAAAGACTTTATTTCGTTCTCTTTAAGTTTTGCTATCTTCTCTTTAGACGCTTCTAAATAGTTCAATACTACATCACCATCTTTTTCTAGTTTTGGATCTTCTTTCAACGCTTTGATAGATGCCTCAACTTTTCCTAATGCAGTCTTAACATCTTCAATGTCTTTAACGTTTTTAATTTCCTCTAAAGCTCCCTTAAAGGCTTCCATTTCTTTTTTAGTAGCTAATCCTTCTAACTTACTGTCAATTGATTTTGAAACTTCTTCAATCTTTCCTTTGATTGCTTCGTTAGCTTCGCTTTTTACTTTTGCGAGTAATTCTTTTTGTTCTGGCATTTTAATTTAATTTTAAATTTTCTGTTAAACTTTTATAATCAATCTTTTGAGTGCCATTATCTGACGGCTCGTTCTTATGAGTGTTTGTTAACGGCTCAATTTCTTTATGGTATATAATGTGAGTTGATGAGTTAGACCCTTCTAATACTGCTGAACCCTCATCTACTATTTTAGCCTCTGTTTGTGCGAAGAAATAACCTTGCTCATCTACAACAGCTCTATTACCTACGCTACTTATGTATTTATCGTAATCTCTTTTTTCGTCTTTTAGCTCCTCTAAATCAGAATTTACACATAACACAGTAGTTACATATTCCATTTTAACAGAGTTTTCAATTTGCCCTCTCTTAGATACTATTTTAGCCATTTTATCATGCAGAATATCACTCTCACGCATCTTATAGACTAGAATAGTTGTATTACCTTCTAGTTCATAACCTAAATCTTTAAACGTAGTCTTGTGAAGTTGTATCTCTACATTTGACTTATGTACAACTAATCCTTCAACAGAGAAATCATGATCTACTAAATAGGATATTTTGCCGTTTTTTTCGATTGCACTTTTGTTCCAAATACTATCTGTATGAACATCGTTGTGAGAATCCATTACATTAGTACTATTGATAATAGCGTAAAAGTAGCCCTCCTCTGTAGCGAAAGGAATAGATGGACTAGTCTCACTTAACACTGGTAAAGTCTCATATACACTTAGCTTATGAGTTGATTTCTTAGCTTTAATTATTGCATCCTTGTTAGCTTTTAAGGCTAGGAAAAGAGCGTCTTTATCGCTGAACGATTCAGTATTTAATTCTTTGCAAATTATCATTTTATTACAATTCTATTCAATGTCTCGCTTTTTTCTTTCAGCGATTTTATAAGTGATTCAACATCTACTTTGTCGCTCTGAATGTTTCTAATCTTTTTTATTTGATTATCTAAACTTTCAGTATTTACTATAACTTTAGAATAAGTTTTTTTCATTGTATATTCTTTATAAATTATTTATAGGTGAAGATTCAGGTGTAGGTGTAGGCGTAGGTAGTTTTGAATCCGTTATTAATGATTCAGCTTCTTCTTTTGAAAACTGATAAATAGTAACTAAGATATTTATACCAACGTCTCTACTCATTTCTCCAAGTGCTACGGACTGATTAATGCTTATTATCCCATCTACACCACCTACTGTACCTCTTAATTTTAACGATGAATCAAACAAAGCTTTTGCAGAATCATCTATCTGCTCCTTTTCTTCTTCTTCGACAACATCATTAAGAATGAAGTTAGTAGGTATATTGGCTCTATATTCTGAAGCTGTTATGGCTTTGTCTAAAAACATTCTCGATAAAGATTCTAATTCTATCTTATCAACCTCTGCTTTCATCTTCTCGTCCTCACGCATAAAAGGTAAATGAGAAAAGTCCATTATTAACCTCTCACCAGCATTAAGCAATCCAGACTGTTTACCTATTTGAGCAGCATCTATATTAGCATTAGGTATAATAGTATCTTGATATACTCGCTTTAGTGTAGCATCTACATTGTTAAATGTTGAACCTTTAATCTTTGAAAATAAGTTGTCATTCAATCCATAAGTATCGATGATAACTCTCATGTCGTCCTCTATTTCTTCAAATAGTTGTAAATCCTTGGTAGGAAAAGACATTGGTGTGAATGTAGGCGTAAGAGTTGTAACTATTGTTTTATTTTGACCTCTTCCTACTCCATAACTAGATGTAACCTTATCCTCTGCTGCTTTTTTCTCTTTAGGGGACATTGGATTAGTCATAAGACCATCCTTGCCAGAACCTCCCCCTCCAATGCTAAGAATACCAGTAGCTCCTCTTTGAGTTATATTTACATTTCTAGCATCATAAGCATGCTTAATATTTGATATTTGCTGTTGTAGAGTTAATATCTTAGATTCACCAACTACTAACCTATCATCATTTTCTTTTAAAATAATAATGTCCTCAACACTATAAGGCTTTTGATTTATAGTTATACTTTCAATTATACCCGACATACTAGTCTGGTCGTACAATTTGCCTGTATATTGGATCTTTACGTCCTCTGTTGGAACTGCAAAAATAGCGTCAACACTAAAGCTTAATTGATTCTTATATAGGTAGGCATTACCATATACATGTTTATTAACTGTATAATTGAAAACAAATTGTTTGCTTTCTTGGATGAAATTTGGATTGGTTAATAGGTCTACTAGCTCATGATTCTCTACCTCGTCACCACTTGAATTAATAACTTTAAAAACACCGTTTGCCGTCATTCCAGCTATAGCATTAATGACACATTTTATATGTGGTATAGTATGATAAATTTTCATCAAATCATCCATCTTCATATATGAAGCTTCTGTAGAGCCTACACTTTCGAACATTGGATTATGACTACTGTCTGGATCAGTAACTTTGTTTCTTCCTGAAAACCCTATTTTATCCCAAAAACCCATTATTTAGTAGTACAGCATTTATGTGTGTTTTTAATTTTTAAATCGAAAGTCATTAGAACCCCTGAAAAAGTATAATCAAATAAATCTCCGTCAGATGGTGAGTTACCTTTAGTTACACCGACATCTATAAGGCTTAACAATCCACTGCTATTAGTTTTTTCAAAATCTGACTTTCTAGAATTTATTCTATCAATAATTAAATCAGATAAGTTACGCATAGGGTTAATAGCTATGTCGTAATGATCGCTAGGACACCAATTATAAGAATCATTACTTACTAATAGAAGTAATTGAATACTAACACATGTTTTTAAATTTGATGATGAATCATAATTAACTGATTCACGTAATGGAGACGACACAAAAAAAACTGTATTTGAAAAGTTTATGTTTTCTTCGTCCATCATTAACATAGCCTTATTCGCATCTGTATAATTGCCATGAACGAATGACATATCACCAACTACATAAGTTCCTATAACTGGCAATGTAGAAGCTCTTACGATAAATCCATTATCCGTATATCCAGTAACTTTATAAGTATTGCTATCAATAGATACATCATTACATCTGTTAATGTGCTTATAATCACAAGTTACCAACTCATATAAACCATTAGATAAGTCATTAACACTACTCACAATAACATTGTTATTTATTGACAGTACTAAATCTTTTACTATGTCGATGATTTTTTGCAAATAAGTTTTTATTAGATAGAATATAAATATACGAATTAAACTTTCAGTAATTACTATAAATACAATAAGTTATAGACAATAAGAAAATACTTATTATTAAAAGTCTGTATCATTATTGAATAAGTAAGGGAAGT